GAAAGTGTTCCACTCATACTGGCTGAATGACTCTACTCAAATCACGCCTACACTCTCTAAATGTTCCTACTGCAATACATGTTAAGCAGAATGAATTGGATCAGCAGATACAGATTCGCCGCAAACGAGGGATTCTCCCCATCGTTAGTACTGGGTCTAATGCTAATCAAATCGTTATGCGACACGCCTTTGTATTTGCCTATCCGGGACAAGAAATCTTAACAACATCACCCATGCTTGCCGATCTCATCAATAAAACAAAGAAGGTATCTAGATCGCAAGTTGGAGACATATTGAGAGAGATATTTATGAGAGATGGCACCATTCAAATTGGATCAGAGTTCAGACAGGCAGAGTATAAAGTTAGAGAGAATATTGACTGTGAGTTAGCTACCTTAGAACGAGATTTCGGCATAGATGATCTTCAAAATGGATTGGAAATTAGAAATAGATACCCAGTAGTAGATGTTCCCAGTGATTCAATTCGTGATGAGATAATTCAAGATTTTGTTCACATTGTGCAAGACAAGTCCATAGCGTACGCTCGCATCAGAAACGTCACTCTTAAAGGAGGTAGAGAAGCAGTATTGAATGATTTGCGCGAACCCGGTTTGTTCAGAATTGATAGTAGACAGATTGACGAGACTATGATTAGCACCTCTAATCCATATGATCGGCAGCTTCAATTATATCGTGGAGGTCAACTTAAGTTACTTTGGAGTACTCAACCGGAAATTCTTGCCACTAACCCCGATTTGATTATATATGTAGGAGGAGCACCAGGTGATTGGGTTAACCACTATTCAAAGAGTAATTTTGCACGAACGTGGGTATGTATTGATCGTCAAATTCCACAGTATCCCTGCCAGCATATTTCTGAATATGTAACTATTGATAATACATCACTCCTCTTGTCGCAAATTCGGGATTCTTCGCGCGTTATGGTCATTTGGGATGTTCGTAAATTGAGACCAAAGCAGATGGGAAGAGATGAATGGAATAAAGTAGTGTCAGAAGAGTATGATTTAGCGAAAGATTTTCTTAGTGCGTGCATCAATAAGTATGGGAAGGTATTTTGTCATTTAAAACTTAGGCCTGAGTATCAGAACGAGGAAACTAGATATATTGCTGGCACTACCATTAAATTACAAGCTTTTAATAGACTAGACTCACACGAGACCAGATGCGTCGGTTGGATCAGTAAAGTAGATGATGAACTCATATCCACTCAGGATTATATCACTAATGTAGACGAATCATTTAATAGACGTCGTGATTTGAGCTACTCTTTGGATCTTCGTATTGTTTCAATGCGACTCCAAGAAGCAGTTTCAATCAAAGTTACGCCTAATGATTTCCTTCATGTGCCCAGTGATAGAATGGTAGCTCTGTTCAGTTTGTCAAATGCCATAAATTTGGATAATAAGGATGAGATTTTTAGGAAAGTATCACAAGGGGCTACTGTGACATTAGAATATGGTGGACTTGAAAGACAAGGACAGACTTTTTCAACTATCATCGATGGTAGAGACTACCGTGACTTCTCTGTTGATATCCTTGATGATGTGTCTAAACACGATTGTACCCTCCAACCGTTATGGCATTTCTTTGCTGTATCTCAGATGGATTATGTTGGTGATTCCCTGTATAGTATCGTTCTCGCTACTAGACCACGTCACACATCGGAGCAGGAGACTTCTGTCACTACCGAGATGGTGAAAGCGGTATCTGCACATTTGAAAGTTAACTATTTCAACTATGATCAGGATAGGGTTTATACCGTTAGGAAGGATGTCATTGATGAACACTCTAAGAAGTATGGTTTAGTTAGCATCGGATGGCGAGGAGACTATAGATTGATTGCAGATAAGTTTAAAGAGAGAAGGTCAGTTTCGGGTCATCTTTTGTATGTGTTGATAGGAGCCTGTTTGTATCCCATGGGAGTTAGAAAGTACGTTCAAGTTATAATCAACAATTCACAGAATATGTCTATTGGCACCGAACTTAAGAATTTAACTGAAGACAACAACAGGTGGCACTATATATTAGATTACATTTTGGCTACTTATGCTGCTGAGAGGTTACTTTCGGAGATGATAACTGGACTGACGAATCGCTGGAATGTAGATAGGTGTTACGCAGCTATAAAGATAGTGAGACAGCAGCTTGAAACCTACTTACAGTGTCCCACTAGTGTGCCCGTCATGTTGATCCCTGCTCTAGGTGGTAAATCTACTCTTGCTTCTAAATATGACTATCTACATGACATAGATTACTGGTATGAGAAGACTGGTTTCTTTACCAGGTTAGAGGCTGGCATGACAGAACCCGAGAGAATTGAAGCGTACGAACATGTCATAGACACCATTCTACTAGACTGGAGATCTATGAGAGCACGCGACATCCTTCTATGTCACACTGTATCACAAGCTCAACATCTTAAAGCTCGTGTATTAGGTGCTTTCATTCCAACTAAGAGATTGCGACGTATCACTATTAGGAAAGAACAACCCCCGGAAGGACGTATATATGTATCCAAACTCAATATTCATGATATTTCCGAGGTTTCTCATTACATATACGACGCATTCTCTGACCTTGAAACTCACGTCGTTGAAGCAGCAAAGAAGGCAGTTTGTTAGAGATGGAGCATTCAGTGTAGCAGGTGGATATGGTCCTTTCA